GTGACATGCCAAATCCACGTGGGTATTGTATGGGTATCAAAAAAGGTGGGGAGCCATGTACGCGAAAAGCGAGTCATGATGGTTTTTGTCTATCACATGCAAACACACCTAAACTTCATGAACCAGTTAATATATCTACGACTGTCAGACATAATCATACGTTTCCTCCTATGTATAGTCCTACCTGTCCCGCGTGCGAATCATCTAGCAATAACCAATTTAGAGATTTGAGAAGTATGATGTAGTATGAGGAAATCAGATATTCTGTTAAATTCCATAGATGCGTTTTATGGTACCCCTGAAAACGGTAAGACGCTCATGCAGATACTCACCAAAACAGGTGGTATTTCCCTCCGTAACCTCGAATGGTTCATAACCAATTATTCTAAAAAGACGAACCTAATGTATAAAACGATTGATGGTAAAATATTTAGTGTGCACTGCGCCTATAAGTCTACACTCGATGGATACAGCAAAAAGCTATTTGATCCATTCTGTCGTTCAGACAAGATATCTTATAATGTACCGGGTACATCTGATGAAATAAGCACGACTGTGGCTCAACTCAATTTCATCAAATGGTGTATCAAAAACGGTGTCATAGAATACATAAAAGAAAACAAAGATAGTTTATTTGGTAAGTAATTCTCCTTCTACGGGTAGAAGCTCTCTCGTGCTTACGTACCCATTTTCAAATATGAGTGTTTGATAACACGTGTAGTAGATGTGACACGTGAACTCTTCGCTCGTACCATAGTATCGGTTCATTACGAATTCTATGAGAGTTCGATTATTTTTTATGTTTGTGAAATCCAAACTTCCCGATGGGTCTACATTTCTTGGATTCATCGAGAAAGTATACGTGTATATATTTCTAGGTGTGGTGTGGAACTTGTGATTGAGTGGTGTAAGATACCTGTAATAATGAGAATCCACGTAATTTATGAATGGGAGTTCTTGTCCGTTGATGAATAGCTTTGCTTCTGTCGCGATATCATCTGACAAAGAATCCAAAGCTCTCGCGTAACTCGGGAAAGGCGTGAGATTGAATCTGTTATGATAATAGTGGTATTTTTGATCCGATGTGCTGCTATTCGGTGGAGAAACACTCACATTACTTGAAACACTTTCGTCTTCAAACAACTTGTTTCTGAAAAAGAAGTGGAGCGTCTTTACCCTGTTTTCGGGTGTAAGTTCAATTTTTAGCTTCTCGTCTCCGGGCGTTGTATCAACTTTTGGGTGTGTTTTGAAGATATCGGTTATCATTTCGTATTTATTAGATGTGTAATACAAGCGTTCTTCTGGTGTGAGTGTGATCTCTTCTGTGACTATATCGAAATCATCAACTGTAAGTGTACTCACTTCGTCTGTAAAGAATGACTGTGGTCTGAACTCTATGTCAAATTCAAGCTTTTGTTTGTTTATGGCACACAGCGGAAAATAAGGTCTGTTGTGTACATTTGTTTCGTAATCGGATGATTCATAGCTTCTAGAAAAGAAGAATGGAATGGGTACGTATACGAATGTGTTTCCTGTCTTTATAAAGTTGAATGTTGAACTCAGAACTGTTTCTCTGTAAATGAAACGACCGTCTGTGTATATTCTACTCACGCTTTCAGATTGATCCAAGTACATCTCATCGTAGATGAATCCTATGTCATCTCTGTATACTTCTAGCACGGTTTCATCTACACGCATAGTTATCTTCTTAAAGAGGTGTCTACCAACCCGGTCGGCATAATTGTAATTTGATGAACTTAATCCGGGTAATTTGATCTTTATATACATATTACATAATAGGTCTCCCATGTCTTGTGGTCTAAGTGTAACCTTTATCGATTGATTAAAAGGCCAGCCATTCGCGGCATTTGACGGTTTGTTAACCTTAAAATTTCTATGAAATTTCCTAAAGTTGGAGTGTCTCTTCTCTTCATACTTAAAGGGTGATTCACCACCTAATAGGTATGTGTCCTGTTGACCTATGGCAGACAGGCAAAGTGCAGCACCGGTATCTGGACCAGATCTATCGCACATACTACTTATTGCTTATATATTTTTAAATCCATTTTCCACATGTCGAGGTGACTCGTCGCATTCAAGTCTTCGAGTTCCTTCTTTGTTTTGTGAGTCTCTTCATTGAGTGTCTGCACTGCTTCTTTCGTGTATTGGTATGTCTTGATATTGAGCAAATAATCGTACGAGTCGTCTATCTTATCAAACGTCTTCGAAATCTCAGTTTCAAGTTCAGCCTTCTTACGCTTGAAGACCACAATCTTTTCGTTGATGACTGCGTCTACAAATCGAGACATGTTTTCAAGCTTCTTAGTCTTCTCTTTGAGAACCTGCAAGAGGTGTTCCTTGCGTTTCTTGTATGTATCCATTCGAATCTCCAGGAAGTCAACCAAAATCTCTTCTGGACTCGCGTACTTTTTGATTCCCTTTGTCGGGTGGAACAGGTGCATGTTACTCACGTGGAACGACTTTTGAAGCTTAAAATCCTTGATGATGTCTTTGCCTGTGTATCCAGTGATGGTAAAGTCCACGTCTTCAGTGGTACTGTTATTCACGAAACTCGCAATGACCTTCTTGTCGACGAGACCATCGAGGTACTCTTTGTAATCTTGGGTCCAACGACCCGGTGGAAGCTCTGTGATCTTGATCTTGTTTCCAGTGCTCGTGGTAGACCAAAGACCTTCTGTGACCCAAAACCCATCAGTGTTTTTAAACACCCTACCTTTGAAGTTGTTGAACCAAGGCTTCATTTCCTTGAGCGGTTGATTGGAAATAGCTCGTTTTATGTTTTCACAGATATCCTTTGGATTAAAAGGTGGTACGTAACAGCTGAATCCCGTACCGATACCCTCCGTGCCGTTGACTAACACGGTGGGTAAAATTGGAACGTAGTACTCCGGTTCGATAGGCTTACCATCGTCATCGAGGTATTTCAATACGGCGTCATCCTTTGCGTCAAAGAGCTTTCTCGCATCCTTCGTGAGTTTTGTGAAGATGTACCTCGTTTGACTCGCATCCTTACCTCCCATGAGTCTCGTACCGAATTGACCACACGGCTCGAGAAGATTGATGTTGTTCGAACCAGTAAAATTATGTGCTAATTTTACGATCGTGTCTGCGAGAGACACCTCACCGTGATGGTACGCGGAGGTCTCTGCGACGTATGCAGCCAACTGCGCCACCTTCATTTCATTGGTCAAGTTCTTCTTGAAACACGAGTACATGACCTTTCTTTGCGAAGGTTTGAGACCATCACACACGTGTGCGATTGAACGCTTCAAGTCCGCGAGACTGAAATTCACGAGATCCTTGTGTACGAACTCGGTGATGTTGATTCTATCCACGTTTCCGTATGCAATCTCTAGATCAGAACCCTGTTTCTCTGTGCTTTCCAGAAGCCAGGTCTTACGAGAATCAGCCCTTGTTTTATCGAATGCGAGAATGATAGAGTCATCTGTCTTCTCATCCGTATCAAACTTGACCGTGAGCTTTTCGATGTTCTTGAAATACTCGCGAGCCTCTGCAGATGTGGAGGTACCCAGACCCTTATAGTATTTGATCTTCCATCCGGGTCTCCCATTTCCATACCACATTCTAAACATGGAATCTGTGTAGAACGACATGGTTTGTGAACCTTTGGTTGCCTTGATTATAGGCGTGACCATGCTCACCACGAAATTTAGGTCGAGTAAACTCGGCCAAAAGTAATGAATCATGTTGAGTACAAGACCCTTGATGTGACTTCCATCTGTGTCTGCATCGGTCATGATCATGAGACGACCGTAGCGAAGTTCACTGAGCGAGGTATACACCTTGCCCTGTTGAAGACCCAAAATCTTCTTGAGGTCGCTGAACTCTTTGTTCTCGGTGAGCTGTTTCACGGACGCATCTCTCACGTTCTTACACTTTCCACGAAGGGGAAATACCCCGTAATAGTCGCGACCAACCACAGAAAGACCCGCGACCGCGAGAGATTTCGCAGAATCCCCCTCCGTGATGATGAGCGTACACTTTCCAGATTGTTGCGTCCCAGCCTTGTTTGCGTCATCCAACTTTGGGATACCAGTGATTTTAGACTTTCGCGCGCCATCGGACTTTTGAAGTTCTTTCATCTCTTTGAATTTGGAGAGCGCCATGAGTTCTGATTGAACGCTCGTCTTAAGAATATCTTTGATGAGCTTCTTCGTGGGCTCGAATTTGCTCCCAAATTCCTGTGGCTTGAGAGTACACTCCGACTTGACCTGACTACTGAAGGTTGGATTCACGAGTGTGGCTTTCACAAATACCATGAATGCGTTCTTCACTTGTTGGGGTTTGAGCTTGATCTTCTTGGCCATATCCTCGATGATGTTGGACGCGAGTATGCCCGCCACGTGGTCTACGTGACTCCCACCTTTTGTGGTACAGATACCATTGACGAAAGAGATTTGTTCGAATCCATCTTCGGATGGCGCGACACACACGGACCATCTATCCGACGTAAACAAACAAACTTCGTCAGATTTTGTGTGCATCTTGGCGTATTCATTGAATGCGGTGTTTGGAAGCGTTTCGCCTTGAAACTTGACTTTACATCCTGTTGTGGTACAGATGTTCGCATCATAGACACGCTTCTCAAAGATTTTGAAGATGTGTTCGTCCATCTCTTTCATACCAAACCGAGACCAGTCTGGTGTGAACGTGACGCAAACACTAGAGGTCGCCCCTGAGTAGCTACGCATCTTCGGCTTTCCACACGTCTTCATGTTATCCGTCCACTCTTGTGTGTACGTCGTCTTGTTTTCGGAATCCTTGATTTTGATGGAGAATTTGCTCGAATACACATTCGTGAGCTTCGCACCGTACCCGTTTCTACCACCGACAACACGCTGTTGCGAATCGTCGTAGTTGGTACTCGTGAGAAGATGTCCGAACGTGAGTTCTGGATTCCAAATCTTCTCCTTTTCGTGTTCCTTGACCGCGATGCCCCCGAGAGGCCCATTGTTCTCGACACTGATTTCACCTTTCTCGCGGTCGATGTTGACGGAGATGGACGTTACCTGTTTCGGATAGAGTGAATTACGATCGATGGCATTGACAAGAATTTCGTCAAAAATCTTGAGAAGCGCGGGTGCGTAGATGACGGTTTTCTTTTCGAATCCATCACCCTCTTTGACCCAATACTGTTCACCAACGCGAGCAACAGGACCAACATACGAGTCCGGTCTCTTTAAGATGTGCTCCACGTGGGTAAGCTTTTGGATGCTTTCACTCATTTTACTTGATTTTTAATAAACGAGGCTCTCACTTAAGCTGTTTTCTGAAAACAAAGGTAGGGGTCTTTGTTTTGAACCTAAGTGATGAAATTCTTACCAATATGTAGTAATAAACATGGGGAGAGGTTCTATTCTACCCCGTATTATCGATTGGGAAAAGAAAAATTTGAGATCGTGGCCCACATGCATAAACATTGGGTGTACACGACCATGTGCTACGAGAGATTGGAAAGCATCTGGTATCCCGTCGGTTAGAACGGAGTGTTCTAGGTGTCAAAACGCACGTGGTAAACGCAAGACACTCACTGGTGTTACGTGGCACAAAAAGTCATTCTGTGAGAACGTGGATGGACGTTTGGGTTTCAGGTGTTGCTTGAACCTAAACGCGGATGATTGGCGAGACTACGATATCCACCACCTTCTAGATATGGACCACGTGAACGGTTCTGGTGTACTGTTTGACAATACACCGGAGAATGTCATCACCATATGTAGAATGTGTCACGGGAGAAAAGGTAAGTCTCAAGGAGACTTTGTGTCTAAGTCTGTCCGCAAGTAAGATTTTAAGGTATTTACTATGTCATTTTTAGGCATGGTTTTTTTAGCCGTATTATCATACGTGGATTTTAGTATGTCATACAAAACTTTTTTAGAAATCTTGTTTAGTTTTTTTGTACATTCCTCTGCCGTTAAATTTTCAAAATCACCCGGTTTTAGTTTAAGTTCGCTATTGATACGGTTAGGTGTTATCTTTTTTACACTTTTCATATACATGTCTATGTATTTGCTGTGAATTTCAAAACCTATACAGTTTCTGTTTAGTTTTTTACAAGATAATCCAGTTGTACCTGAACCAAAAAATGGATCCAATACAGTGTCACCCACAAATGAATAATAGCTTATGAGTTTGTCCGTCAATTCAATTGGATATGGTGCAGGGTGTTTAGAATTGGTCTTTGGGTTTATTTTCCACACATTACTTCTTTCGTATTCCCCTTCTACCCGACTGTTTTCGGATACTAGACTATCGTAACTTCTCACAACCTTATCTATTAAAAATCCACTTGGTTTCTTAAACACGAACACGTATTCATTAACTACGTTAGGTTTGTATGCAACGGGCTGTCTGTGTTGAAAAAACCCACCGTTTCTGTTTTTAGCGGCACCCTCTGGTTTCACCCACACGATATCCTCTAAAAAATCCCAGCCAATTTCTTCCATGAGTGATACAAAGTGAAACGATAGAGGAATTCTTCTACTTTCGCTATTACGATTTTCGCGTGTTATGAGGATATTGCTAATGTTGACCGCACACAATCTACCTGGTTTGGTTATGTGCATTATTTTTGTGAACACTTCTTTCAAAAAATCCAAATATTTCTTATAGTTATCATAAACTACGTAATCTTTTACATTGAAATATGGGGGAGACGTCACAGTTAATTCTATTTCAACGTTCTCTGAAATGAGCTTATTTAAACCATCTAGGCAATCGCAGTTATACACTGCATTTTGCATCTTATAGATTTATGTTGTGTAATTTTTAAGCGTGTAAATCATAAAAATATATTAATAAATTACCTAAGTCACACAGAGCCACCCTTGTAATTACAACATTCTAAAGATGTCTTACGAACAGTGCCTCTCCGACGCCATGCGCATGCACCGAGTGGATTCACCAACCGATAGATGTAAGAAACTCGCGAATGCGACTTGGAAGATGAAACAGAAATACGCACAACTCAGAAAAGATAAACAGACTCGAGTTATCCAGGTCATAGAAAAAGCCCCTGAAAAGATTGTAGAAAAGCGACACACAGTACACACTTGTCAAGCAGTGACTCTGGCTGGCAAGCCGTGTGGATTTAAGGCTGTGTGTGGTGGTTTCTGTAAGAAACATCAACCAAAGATAAAATATTAGTTTACTATAAATGTTAGATCAAGAGACGTTACGTCCAGTTGTAATATCGATGGCCTTGTATGTCGCCATAGCTAAGATTATTCCCGAAAACGTCAAGAAGCCCACAAACATTGGGTTCATTGATGACATCGTCTCCATGTTGATCGCTCAAAAGGGTGCCATCGCCTCAGGTGCTATTCTCACGGGGCTCATCGTTCTCCTTACCAATTACATCATCGATGAATTGTTGTGAGACGCGTTCTTTACCAACCAATCGTTTCGTGTGTGAGTGATCCATGTATCTCAAGCGTTTTTC